AATGCGTTCTATATCAAAACTGACGTGCCTAACGGTTTTAAAATGTTTAACCGTTCACCAATCAGAACCTCCATGGAAGGTGATTTTGATACAGGTAACGTAAGATACAAAGCTAGAGAGAGATACTCATTTGGTTTCTCAGATCCTAGATGTGTCTTCGGTACATCAGGTGCATAATAAACACTTAATATTGAAAGGGCGTATGTTTTTGACTGCGCCCTTTTTTTATGTTTAAATATAATTTTATTAACATGACCCTACGGGGACTTACAAAGGAGTAAGACATGGGAACAACTACATTTTCGGGTCCGATTAAAGCGGGCTCTGTAAGAGAAGGAGCCAGTGCTAATACTGGTTTCGCAGTTATGGCACAATCAGCGGTAATAGATATTATTGGTGCGGATGCAACAACAGATGTTGCAATAGTGCCTGCAAATTCACAAATCATTGATGTTATTTTAAACGTAACAACAGTAAACAATGACTCAGGTGCAGCCACAGTAAACGTAGGCACAGCTGCTGACCCTGATGCTTTTTTAAATGACGTAAACGTAAAAGCTTTAGGTACAACAAGAGGTACTCTAGATACAGAAGCAACAAACGTTGGTACATCTGATGTCACAGTTCAAGCAGTTTTTGCTGGTGCAAGTGATGATGGCTCAACGGGAGCCGCAACTGTTACTGTTATGTACATACAAAACAATAACTTAAGTTAGGAGTAAACTATGATCAATACAAGTTCGGCAAAAGTCACTTCTACAGGTAATGTTACTACAAGACCAGCAAGACTTATTGCTATCCATGCTGTATGTGCAGGATCTGCTGGAAGCATTGTCCTAAAAGACTCAAGCACTGGAAGTACCTTGTTTGATATTGACACTCCAGCTAGTGCTACCGCGGTAATTGAAACTTACATTGGTGATGAGGGAATGAGATTTCAAAACAACATTCATGCAACACTTACTAATGTGACTTCTCTAACCTGCTTTTTTGCATAATGGCAGACAAGCAACCACCAAAAACTAAAAAATATTTCCGCCCCACTAAAAAAGGGGCGGGAATGACTAAGGCAGGTGTTGCTAAATATAGACGTGACAACCCCGGCTCTAAGTTAAAAACAGCTGTGACAGGTAAAGTAAAGCCTGGTTCTAAAGCAGCGAAAAGAAGAAAGTCGTTCTGTGCTAGAAGTGCAGGACAAATGAAAAAGTTTCCTAAAGCCGCAAAGGACCCTAATTCAAGGTTAAGACAAGCACGTAAAAGGTGGAGGTGTTAAATGAAAATATCAGATGAAACAAGTATCTCTATGCCTATGAGAAACTTGATAAGTATTCTTGCAGCAGTAGCAATAGGTGTGTGGGCGTACTTTGGAGTCATTGAACGATTAAATAATATTGAAACTAGACAAACATTATTTGAAGAGGATTTAGTTAAAGGTGCCGATCAAACACCTATTGATCAAGAACAGTTTATGTTGTTAGAATTTGTATCAGAACAAGTAGAGGATATATCTGATGATTTAGAAAACATGGCACATAACAAAGTTAATATAACAAGATTACAAACTGACATGGAAAAAGCATTAATAGACATAGAAAAATTAAAAGATAAGGTAAGAGCAAATGGTAACTAAAGTAATTATAGCATTATTATTGTTTTCTGGGGGCACCATGATTGAACATACTGTTACAGAGGGTGTAAAAGATTGTCTTGAAAAGAAAAGAATTATGACACGGAATATGCAATCTGAAACAGCAACCATACAATGTGTTAAAGTAGAGGCACAGATAGAAACTATAGAGGGCGTTGAATTCATAAGATCGATGAGTAAGGTTAAATAGTGTATAAGGCTTATTTTTATTTACTCTGTGCTTTTATAACTGTAATATTTATGTATTTATCAATGCAAACCAACTGGTAGATAAGGAGTAAACCATGTGCGATTGTAAAACAGATGAGGATTGTATATGTCGTTTAAAATCGAAGTAAAAACAGTTCTGCCTTATGTTGTGCTTATTGCAACAATAGGCATGACATGGGGAATGTGGTCTGAACGCTTAAATGCAGTTGAAAAGAAGGCAGATCGTGTTGCAGAAATGCAACAAGACATAGCCGTTATTAAATCTAAACTAATACAAATGGATGATAAAATGGCTTGGATAGAAGAGTTTCTTATTAAAACAATGGATTTTTAATGGAAGACGAACTTGACATTATTTGGGAACCTGATTTTGAAATTGGTACATTGCATTGAGGTGCGAACTTTGTGGATGTATTTGCCATTGTTCATTAAACACATCTTGCATGTGCGAGTGTCCGAGGTGCGTGCATGACGATCAGCCGAGCCCAGATGAGACAACAGGTGATGAAGCCGGGAAGGATTAAAAGGAAAAAGAAAAATGACAAAACTATGCCCAAGAGGAAAAGCCGCAGCAAAGCGTAAATT